GCCGTGCGACGTCGACCATCGCCTCGTCCGGGACGAGGCATTCGATGATGTTCGCGCCCGCCGTGATGTAGGCCTGCACGCTCATATGTAGGTGGGGGCGATTCCGACGTTGTAGGTCTGCGTGTTGGTCGATGCAACATCGACAACGCTTGACCCGGAGAGCTGCACGGTGGGGTCGTATCCGGGCGTCAGCGGGGCCACCACGGCCTGCGTCGTCGGCCACCACTGCCGGAAGGAACCCACGGTTGAGTAGTTATTACTCGTCGTGCCACCGCCGTCGTAGGCGCGGCTGACGCGGGTGTAGATCCCCGTGAACGTCCGGTTGCCGTCGGGGCCGATCTCGCCGTGGTTCACCCGCCACGAGTCATGCACGAGCATGAAACCGGCGGGCATCGGGCGGTAAACCCGTGCCGGGGCCTCGTTGACCGACCGCACGGTCACGGTTTCGATGATGTCGACGCCTGGCTTGCCCGTCTGGAAGGTGAAGTCTGCGCCCTGCGTGTACATGGTCTGCAGGCGATGCACCTTCGTGTCCTGCTCGACGTTGGTGACCGTGCTGACCTTCTCGACGGCCTTGACCACGGCGTCGGACGAGAACTTGGCGATGGCTGGCTGGAACGGGCCAGCCTGAATCGCGGCGTTCGCTGCGGCGAAGGAGTCGTCGCTACCGACGAAGCTGATCGTGGGAACGGTGGCTGGGCAGTCGGAAGTAAGTACTTCCACCATTTCCGCCACTGCCACTGAAAACGGAAGTGTTTCTGGTTTGGCTTGCAAGAGGTTGCCTAGCCAGTGCGGGCTGCCGTAAACACCGCCGGCGTTGCCGTAGGCATCGGGCCGCCAGTCGCAGGAGCGCGACACCGTGAAGTTTCGGCCGACGATCTCGGCCATCGGGACCGATGCCACCGTGCTGACCGGAGCAAGCGTGCCGACCGCGGGCGAGTCGGCGTCGACCTCAAAGCGGATCTTCGCCTTGGTGAGCATGGTCTGCTCGGTGATCGCCATGCGCTGGATGCGGAAGCGCGAGAAGTTCATGCGGCTCTGGGAGAGCAGCACCGCGGCGTTGATCAGCTCGCGGGTGTCTCCGTCGGCAGGCCCCTCAAGGTCGCAGCTGAAGCGGAAGATGCCCCAGGAAAGGTTGGACTTCGTGCGCTCATACGTGAACTCGCAGTTGCCGGCGAAGGCCGCGTCGGGCAGGTTGGTCCGTGCCTGGACGTCGGTGATCTCGTAGATGAGCTGATTCCCGGCCTCGTTGTATGCGAAGGTCTGGGATTCGCGCCGCCACTTGATCGCGCCCGAAAGGGTGTCTGCAGGCGCAATGGTCTTGCGGAAGAGATCCGCATATGGCTTACGAATCGCAACTTCCGCGAACGAATTATCTGCCGCTGGGGTTAAAAATGTACCTGTGGCGGCAAGATTCACCGTGAGGACGCCGGCGACCGTACGAGTGATCAGGCCAGCGGCGTCAAGCGAAAAGCGCTGCGTCCATCGGTGGCTGATGACTGGCCACGTCGGAAATGAGACGCCTCCTTCAGTGGGGTAGGCGGTCGCGGCCGTTAGAGTGAACGTGATGAGGCACGCCTGTCGACCGTTGATTTCCGTCGCCTGCAGGTGCAGCAACGGGCCGTTCATGGCGTCTGGGAAGGACACATCGAGCAGGTCCTCGGTGCCGCCGCTTGCCGTCACCCGCACCCGGACACGGTCAATCCGCCCCGTACCCATCTGGAGCTTGGTGGCGAAGTCCACGAAGGTCGCCGTGCCGTCCGACACAATGCACGACCCGGACAGCGTGGTCTCGTATCGGTCAAGGGTGTAGCCGTCCGCAGCGTAGATTGGCCGGCAGTCGTAGCTCGTGATGTTGGCGTATGGGAGCTCGTAGTCGACGCCGTCCCATCGAAAGACGATGTAGGTATTGCCTGGGCTGATGGGCATTAGATCCTCGCTCCCATGAGACGCAGATCATTCACGAACGGCTCGTTGGCGGTCGTGAAGTCGTATTGCGGTTGCGTGTTGCGGGCGATCTGCTGCAGGGTCGGCACGACCTGCGTCTTGAGCACGCCCCCAAGCAGAATCAGTCCTATTCCAATCCCTCCGAAACTCAAGCCGCTCGACATAAGACCTGCGCCTCCGCGCTGCATGAGATCTGCCGTCGCCTTCACGGCGTTCGGCAGCGCCTCAAGGATCTTGGGCAGGAAGCCGACGATGGCCTCCAGAATCTTGGCGAGCGCTTCCGTCATGGGCGCGAGGAACGCCGCGCCGACGCCGGCGGCGAAACTCTTGATCGTCAGGAGGCTGCGCTCAATGCGCCCCGCCTGCTGGATCTGCGCCGCGATGGCAGGCCCGGCGATCCCGCCGAGGCGCAGCTTCTCCATCGTCATGGCGATCTCGTTCGTCATGTCGGCGATCTGGATCGCAGGGCTGAACTCCCGCAGATCCGATGCCACCCCCATGATGAACTGGTGCAGGCGCATCACGGCGTCGATGGCCATCTTGAACGCCTTGGTGATCGCCCCCACGACCACGGTCGCCATGGCCAGGCCTGCCGTCGCCTTGATCAGCATCGACCCGAAGCGGCTCCCGCTGTCCTCGAGCGCGTCGTCCATCTCCGCGAGGGTCGCGCTAAAGTCGAAGCCATTGCCCTTCATGGACGAGAACATCCCAGGCAGGGCCTTGAGGATCTCGCCAAGGCCAAGCTTGTCGGCAGCCTCCTCCTCGCCCCCGACGCCGCTCCCGCCGCCCCCCATCCCCGTCACGACGTCGACCGTGATCTTGCCTAGGTCCTGCATGGGTCATACGCTCCAGTCGATCTCAAAGGCGCACAGGAAGGTCTCCGTGCCACGCATCCAACCGGGCAGATCGTCCACGGGCTCGACCACGCCGCCAGACCGCCATGTGAGGGCGATGGTGAGGCGGTCGTTGAGCGTGTTCTGGATCAGGAGCTGCCGAAGGCCGTCGATGGCGTTCTCGATCCCCGAGCTGCCCGCGATGCGGAGCGTGGCCTGGTTCACGGGGTCCATGAGGTTCCGCCACCAGACGACCACCTGCACGTTCGCCTCAAGGAGGCCCACCCCGCTGCGGGGGTGCATGGCGGTGTCGCCGCCGGGGATGATCTGGAAGGCGTACTGCGCGATGGTCTCGTCCGTGGGGCGCTCGGTCAGATAGACCGCGCCGCCGTAGCCCTCGGCGAGGGCCCACGTGCGGATCTCGTCCCGAAGGGCGATCCAGATGTCCGCATTCGTCTGCACGCTCATGCGCCACCCCGCTGGTGCTGCATGTCCATGCGGATCTTCCAGGCGAGGTCAGCATCGCCCGTGGCGAGCTGCACGGCCTGCTGCGTGACCTCGGGCGACCCGAAGGCGATGGCGATCCCCTGCGCGAGGGCGAGCGCCTGGCGGGCCTCCACGGCGGGGATGTTCAAGGCGAGGCCCATGGCGGTCTCCGGGTCGAAGTCGGAGGGCGGCCGGCCGTAGGTCGCTGTGAAGACGGCCGCCGCCCGTGTCAGTTTCCCGAGCGTTCCGCCGCGTTCTTGATGCGGATGAACAGGCCGAAGAGCTGCTCGTCGCTCGCTGCCGCGGCGGTCTCGGGCGTGCGCGCCACCTTCCGCATCGCTGCCGTGACGTCGGCGATCTCGTAGTCGTCCTTGCGCCCGATGGCGGCGATGATCTCGTGGAACTGGACGATGATCACGCCGACGGGGAGCTCGGCGCGGAACAGGAGGGGGTCGTTGTCGGAGTTCAGGTCGATCATGGTCAGGTGGTCGCGGTCGTGTAGAGGACGCCCGAGACGCCGGGGATGGCCTTGAACGTCACGCCGGCGCGCTGCTCGACGTTGCCAAACTGACTCGTCACGATCCCGTTCGCCGGGACGAAGCAGCGTCCGAAGATGTAGGCCGTCTTGCCCGCCGTCAGGGGCAGGATCTTGACCGCGAAGGTGCCACTATTGGCCACGAGCAGCCGGCCGATGGTCGCCGTGTTGAACGCCCCGCGCTGGCGGGTCCGAAGCGCCGTGAGCTGCGTGGCGTCCCACTTGACCAGGGTGGCCGTGACGGTGGCGTCGATGCCCTGCACCACGATCTCCTCGGGTGCCTGGCCGCTCGAGACCGTCTTGATCTCGTGCGTATAGTCGTTCTCGCTGATTTGGGGGAGGTTGTCGTTGTCGGTCTGGCCGAGATCCACGTAGCCCGACCCGAGGTCGACTTGGATCATGCATGGACCGCTGACAATGATTGATGCCGGCATGGTTACCTTCCTTTGAGGACCTTCTGGAGCCCTAGTCTAATCGTTCGTCCAATGTCCGACCATTCCGATGTGGTCGGAACGAGGAACGGCCTTGCGGGGACCTTGACGCCGTTCCACGCCATGATGAAGTCCTTCCCCTCGGTCAGGCCCTCGGCGTTGGGGTTCGCGCCCGTGGCGTGTGACCGCACGCCCTTGCGGGTCAGGGGGATGTAGTTCGGGCCCTCGGTCTCAAATCCGAGCTCGTGGAAGATCGCGTACAGGGGCCCGGTGAGGACGATCTCGAGCTGCGTTTCGCCGCTGCGCTGGGCGCGCGCCCCGAGGCTGCGGACGAGGTTGCCCGTGTCCCGCAGGGGCTGTCCGCCGGCGCGGTAGCTCTTGCCCTTGACCCGGTACTCGGTCACCTTGACCGTCTTGATCTTGGGCCCGGCCTTGGTCTTGGTGACCTTCTGGACAGTGCGCTCCCGCGTGCCGAGGATGGCCCCGGCGTCCTTGGGCTTCCGCAGGGTCCAGAACTCGGCGTCGATATCCTTGAGGGGCTTGAGCGCCACGGCGGCCCCGGATGGCCCTCGGCCCTGCCCGGAGGCGATGTGGGCCTTGGCGTAGCGCGACACGGCGGCCGCGATGCCCTTCAGGACCTCGGGGCTCCCCAGCGCCTTGGCGATGGCCCGCCGGCTTGGCTCGTCGTGCGCCCCGTAGGCCACTTCAGCCTCCCGGCATCGTGTTCGGGCGGCGGCTGCGGAAGAAGGCGCTGTTCGACATCTGGTCGTAATAGGCGAAGGTCTGCAGCGGGGTGGCGCGCACCTCGGGCAGGCCCGCCTCGGCGGCCTTGGCGAGCGCTCCGAAGATCGCTCGGCCGTCCCGCAGGTGCTCGAGCATCTCGTGCGCCCGCTTCATGCGCTCCTCGACCGCCGGCGGGATCTTGGCCGCCCGGCGCTGGAAGAGGATCTCGGTGGCGAGGTCGACCGTCAGGGACACGATCAGGTAGTCCGACGCGGTCGCCAGCGCCGTTAGGTCGGCGTCCAGATAGATGTTCCCGACGCGGGCATAGGCCTTGATCATGGCCGTGGCGCGCTCGAGCGCCATGGTCGTGACCGGGTTCGCCCCTGGGTTCGGGTTGCCTTGGTCGGTGCAGAGCTCGGCAATGATGCGCGAGTCGAGTTCCTTCTCAAGGTCCGCGTAGGTAGCGAATGCCATGCGCTGCTCCTATGGCACGGGGAGGGCGGTCGCCGAAGCGTGCCGCCCTCCCGTGTGCCGTTGGGGGGCTTGTGTCAGGTCGTGACGTCGAGCACGAGGTAGCCGGAGACCGGCGCGACGAGCTCCACGGTGCTGTTGTCGATGACGCGACCCTCGATGCGACGGTCCTTCGGATCGTCCCAGTTCTCGACGGTCATGTCCTCGAAGGCGAAGATCTGGGTGGTGGCGAAGCTCGTCGAGCCTTCGACGCCCACCAGACCACCCGGACGGCTCACGAACACCGCCGAGTTCCCGTAGACGAAGCTGCGGGTGGTGCTCGATGCGCCCTTCTTGGTCGTGACCTTGACCGAGTCGTCCACGACGACCTGCACGCCGAACAGGTTCGGCGGGAGGCCGTACTTGGCGAACGTATCCGAGCCCTGCAGGAAGGGCAGAGCGGCGGGGTAGTTCTTGACGTAGTCACGAACTTCCCCCGTCGTCGAGAGCAGGTTGGCGACGGTCGGGGAGATGACCATCATCACATCGTATTCCGCACGCACCGCGCCGCCGGTGGCGAGCGAGATGGCGCGCAGAGCGCCTTGGATGCCCTTCTGGATCACGTTCGAGGTCGACCCCGTCCACGGAGCGCCACCGGGCGACAGTGTGCCCGTCGCCGCGTAGTTGCCGACGGCGTTGAACGCCGTCTGCGCCGCCGTGCCCGTCAGCGCCGTCGCAGCGCGCATGCAGCGAGCCGTCATGGCGAGCTGCGCCTTGCTGCGAGCGTGCTGGGCAACGACGTCCCAGGCCGCCTGCTTCACGGTCTCGTTCGGGATGTAGAACGGGTACGCGAAGCGCTGGCAGTTGAACGCGACGAAGTCCTGCTCGTTCATCTTGCCGACCGGGCGGTCGTTGCCCAGGGGCCAGACGAACTCGTTGATGTCCGTCACGCGGACGTTGTCGTCCGAGTTGAGGCGCAGGTAGTACCCGGTCATCTGGTTGGCCGGGACGATCTGCGCGTACTTGGTGATGGGGAAGGTGTTCACCGCACGGGTGAACTCCACCTGAAGAGCGCCCGTTGCGAGGGCGTTGGTGGACGGCACGTAGGTGTTCAGGCCGCCACCGACAGTCACGTAGCTCATGGTATGACCTCCTTTGGGTCAGTTGTTTCGGTCAGACTGCCTTCGTGGAGGGCAGACGGTACGCCCAGAAGATCTGGCCATCCGCGCCAGCACCTTCAAGGGCGACAAAGTGCGCGACGTTGCCCGACCCCGACACCGCAACGACCTTGCCGGCCGTCGTGGGGATGAGGCCCTGCCCAGCCGTGATGGACGCGCTGGCGGTGAGCTGCACGCAGTTCGAGGGCTGCAGGGAAATCGGGTCGCCCACACCGTTCACAACTTCGGCATGGTTGGCCGAATCGAAGCGGCGGGTGGAGCCGTCGGTGACGCCCACGACGAAGTCGGCGGCGGCGGTCGACGCCACGCCCTGGAAGGCGGTGGTGTCCATCTTGACAACGCGGTAGGGCAGGATCGTGCCGCCCGCAACGAGATTGGGAGAGAACTGAAGCATGGTGTGTATTCCTTGTGGTTAGCGGCGGGTGCGGGCGTTGATCGCCTTGGCAAACTCTTCGGGCTTGCCGGCGAACTGCTTGACGAGGTCACCGACGTCGGCGATGCCCATTCCCTTGGGCATGGCGGCGCGGCTCATGTCGATCTTCGTTCCGATGGGGTCGCGGGCGAACAGCTCGCGCCACGACTCGAGCAGGGAGACCGGGTCACGGGAGGCCTGCAGCTGGCCGACCAGCGCGTCGCGCTGCGTGTCGGGGATGCGGTAGCCCTCCTGCTCCATGATCTCGATCTCGCGGGCGAACTTCTCGCGGGTGAGCTCGGCCTTGAGGGCCGTGTTCTCGCGCTCGATGCGGGCCATGCGGGCGCGCAGGCCGTAGTGGCTCTTGGACGCGATGACCTCCTCGGCCTCCTCCTCGTCCTCGTGCGTGATGGTCAGCTCGCCCATCTCGTCCTTGTCCTCAGATTCCTCGGCCATGACGACCTCGTCGTCGCCGTCCTCGGCCATCTCTTCCTTGTCGCCCTCGTCGGCGAACTTCTTCTTCATCATCGCGGACAGGTCGGAGATCGCGCACTTCATGGCCTCGAGCTCCTCGCGGATGTCGTTGTCGGATGCCATTGCGGCCTCCTCCTTATTCAGCGCCGGGACGAAGGTGTTGAGGCCACCACCGACCCCGGCGAGGTCGTGGTTGCTCTTTGAGAACGTGATGCGCTCGCCGCGGCGAGCGAAATGCGTGTCGGGAAGCGGCCGGCGCGGGGTCTCACGACCCAGCAGCGCCACCTCGGACAGGTGGTCGCTCTCGGACCAGATCTCCGCCGACCGCCTGGGGAAGGCGTTCGTGGCGATAAGTCTGTCGAAGATGTCCCTGCCGACCTCCATGTCTCCCACAATGTACCCAACGCCATCCCGTTCCTCGTATCGGAGTTGCGGGATTCGACCGACCGCGCTCTTGGGCTCCTTGCCGTCCTTCTCGTGCATGATCACGATCCGGGGGTAGGAGCCTCGATCCATGTGCTTCCCGGTGGCGGCGACGATCTTCTTCAGGCGCTTGTTGTCGAAGCGCTTGAGCTCGGGGTCGGCCTCGCCATCGTCGATGGCTGGGTCGAACGCCATGAACAGCTCAACGCCACGCAGGACGACCTTGTCATCATCCTCGACGACCTCGTGCGATGCCTTCTGGTTCACGCTCTTGCCCTCCTTGCGGTCCATTTCGGCCACCTTGCGCTCGGCCCACGCCTTGCCGGCATCGCCGCCCCAGAGCAGCCACGCGATATACCCGGCGTCATCATCCCCGCCCTTCTGGTTGCCCTCGTGGCGGGCGAAGAAGGACGCCATGCGGCGCACGGTATCGGGGGACAGGGTGGCTCGGTTCTTGAGGTCGCGGGCGCGCGCCACGCCAACCTCGGTCCCGCCACGGCCGTGCTTGGCCCGCAGCTCGAGGCCGCGGGCGGCGTTAGACGCCATCTCCTGGGTGGGCTTGAGGTCGATGTCGGTCATGGCTGCGTTGCAAGCACCTGAATCGCGCCCGTGTTGAACCGCACGCACAACTGCGTCTTTCCAGAACCGTTGTCTCTAGCGTAGACCACCGCCTGATTGACTGCCGGAGCCGCCGGGTCAGATCGCTCGGTGTACAACAGGCGGTCGTGGAAATACACGCCACCGACATTGATCTGGTTGTTGCCAGATGCTGAATCGGCGTCCTGGTCCTTGCCGATGATGATGTTGTTGTCGCCCGTGGTCAGCGCATCGCCAGCCCGCCAGCCGAACAGGCAGTTGTACTTGCCCGACATCGGGTTGTTTGAGCCTGCCTGATAGCCGACGACGGTGTTGCCAAGAGCCGTTACAGTCCCAACGGGCCAACGGTTATAGGTGCCCGCTCCTGTTGCAGCCGTACACACTATTTGTGTAACAGGTGTAAAGCCAACACCTATGGCCTCGTCGGGGCTTTGTGCCAATCGATACGTATTTGCGTTGTCGACAATCGCGTAGTAGGTTCGACCACTAAACAAAGGTGACGGAAGCAGCGTTAGACTGACGTTGGCATCGATTGGTGTTCCCGGCGGATTTTGTGCTGCTGGGTTGAGACTTGTGGACCGGAAGGCAACAGGAGCTCCCGACGAGAGTCCGTGGGCTGTTTGAGTAACCGTAATTGCACTCCCGACCGTCTGTGTCATGGTGACGGTGGCACCTGCCGATTGTCCAGAGGTATCTTTTGGATACCTAAAGGCTTCAAATCCTACGACAGTATTTTCGCTTGTGTTGCACGGCGAAGTTCCAGTCGTGGTTGACGGACTTGCGTTTGGAAACTCATCTTTCTGATTGTCGATACTGATGTTTCCAGCACCCGCATTCCGACCGATGATGACGTTTCCCGTACCAAACCAGTTTCGGTACGCAGCAGAGGTACCGACGTACACGTTGTCCGACTGCTTGCACCCGTCGCCGCTGTATTCACCTAGCGCGGTGTTGTTGTCTCCGATGAGGTTAGAAACCAAAGCCTGATTTCCTACCGCGACGTTGAACGCTCCGGTTCTGACGTCAAGAGCAGCCTGATAGCCGATTGCCGTATTCGAGTCCGATGCCACGCTGGGCATTGCGTTCAATAGGGCACTTGATCCAACTGCTGTCGATGCCGTTCCTCTGAACGGCAGCAAAGTGCTTACTCCACGAAGTGCGTCGTTACCGACGCCTACGTTTCCCGTCCCTGTCGTATTGAATCGTCCAGATCTTGACCCTACAAAGACATTCTGGCTACCCGTGGTCGTGTTCAGGCCTGCAATGTACCCGACCATCGTGCTATCGCTCGACGTCAGAATCTTCCCAGCAGAACTACCGATGAGGGTGTTCGACGTTCCTGTAGTAATCCCCTGTCCGGCATTTGATCCGACGCAGGTATTGTCGAATCCGTTTGCGTTCCCCGCTCCGCCAGTAATTAACTGCCCGGCTTGGCGTCCCACCAGCGTGTTGTCGCATCCACCGTTGATGCTGAAGCCAGCCTGATACCCAACTGCGGTGTTTCGGTTGGCGTCACCAGTTACGTCAAGTGCGCCGCTACCAATCGCCGTGTTTTGATTTGGGCTAGCGGTTGTGGCTTTGCCCGTGCCAGCACCGCCTGCTGCGTATTCGAGCGAGGTCCACACGGTTGAGCCCGTGCCAATCTTGAACCGACCCGTATCGGTTTCTACTGCAATCTCGCCAAGCAGCAGGGTGGGATTGGCGCTAGCAAAGTTTGCGCGAGTGTCTCTTCGGATTCGGATGTTGGCCGTGAAGATGCTCATGGTGTATTAGACGGGGTTGGTCGCTTGCCCGCCGTCAAGGTTGGTGGTGTATGCGGTGAACGCAGCGTTCTCGCCATTGAACACATATGGGTAAAGGGTGGTCGTTGCTGTTCCGCCATCAATCTGTTCCTGGTATCCGGGCGTCGGGTCAATTCCGGCGCGACCCATCAGCTTGCTCGCGTAGCTCGAGCCGCTGATCCGCGATAGCCTGGGACGGTTGGCGCGATTCATCAGAGGGTGGACCAGAACGTGCCCATGGTCGGGGTGCCGCTCGACTTGAACTGCGCCGTGACGTACTGCGCGCCCGCCAGGTCGATCATGGCCGCCGCAGGCTCCACGTTGCTGCCCGCTGGGGTCGCCGGCGAGTACAGGTTGCCACTCGGAGTGCCCCCGACCTGCGTGATGCCGCTGAAGGTCCGGTGGTTGGCCGTGCCGTCGATGGTGTAGTTCGGGACGGTGCCGCTCGTGAAGGTCAGGGTGAGATCCGCCAGCACGGTCGGGACGTACCAGAACGACGCCACGTTCGACCGGGTGTAGGTGACGCCCGTCGGGGTGCCGGAGGTGGTCGTGATGGCCGCGCCACCGAGCGTGGCTGAGAGCCGGAAGGTGCTTGAGCCGTTCGTGGCGATGATGTAGTACGTGGTGGGGTTGACGTACGCAGGCACGGTGATCGTGCCCGAGCCGCCGAAGGTGCCGGCGATGGTGAGGGCCTGCCCGACCGCGAGGGTGGGGTTGGCGTTGCAGGTGAAGTTGCCGGCCGTGTCGGCAATGGTCACCCCGGTCAGGGTGCCGCTCGCGTCCGCGTACTTGCGCCAGTTGAGGAGCCGCATCCCGATGCTCGTCTGGGCCGTGGTGGCTGCGACCATGAACGGCATGACGTAGAGGAGGGATGGGTTCTGCCCGCTGACGCTCGCGCTCGTGTAGTCGAAGAGCAGGGTGGACGTCGGCGGGGTCTGGAGGAACACCGCGGCGGAGTTGGCGTAGGTCGCCGGCACGGAGTCGGCCGTGACCTTGCGGAAGTTGTTCTGTGCGGTGGTGATGTCCATATCAGATCTCTCCTCTGCGCTTCATGTCGAGCGCGATTGCGACCGCCTGGTCCTGCGGCTTTCCCTCGGCGATGAGTGTGCGGATCTTGTCGCTGACGGCCTTGTCGGCCTTCTCCATGAGTTTCAGGCCGGCCTTGACGTCCTCGCGCTCGAGGTCGGAGGGCTTGGCTGCGATGGCCTTCGCGCCGGGGCGGGAAAGATAAAACCGCAGCGCTTCCTTGAGCTGGCTGATCTTGCGACGGATGTCCTGCGCCTTCTGTGCTGCCTTTTCGGCCACACCTGTCAGGCCTTGCCTGCGAGCATCTTGCATCGCCCACGTCGCATCCTTGAGGCTTTCCTCGAGAGCTGCGACTTCCTCTTCCCACTTCTTTCGCTGCTCCTGCGAAATCACTTGTGCCATCTCAGCCTTCTTGCCGACGCGGGATGCGCGAGACTTAAGCGCGAGCGCCTCTTGGCCGATCTCCTCAGCCAATTCGTGCAGGCTCCAATCCGTCCCGGCGGGGGTAAAGTTAGGCATTCGCAAGGCTTCGGAGGCTAGCTTCTCCATTTCCTTCGCGTTCGCGTAGGTGATAGATCCGCTTGAGAGCTTGCGGTACAGATCCTCGGCGCGGCCCATCGTGGCTTTCGCGCCGGGGCGGGAGGCCGTGCCCTTCGCCTTCGCGCCGGCGCGCGGGGCCGTGTCCGTCGACTGCGCCCAGGCGATCAGGTCGGCCGGCAGATCCTTCGTAATTTCGGTCGGCAGGTTCTTGATGATGCCGCGCGCGTACCTCTTGTCTCCACGCAGCACCGCCGTCCGAAGCAGGGACAGCGACTCGGCCTGCTGACGGTACTGCGCTTTATGCGTTCCGCGAGATGAACTGCTTGCGGCCAACTCGCGGGCCAAAGCAATCTGCTTCGCCACCACCGTCGACCATGCGCGCGCATTTGGCGGTGGAGTCTTCGTCTTGATCTTTTCTCTCTCAATCTGCGTCCAAAAGTCAAACTCGCATTTCCCAGCATTTTGGACAAAGGGGGTCTTTACCGACGAGAGCATTGTGGACAAGGCGCGGAGCTTGCGACTGGGACGGGATGCGCTCATCTTTACGCCCGCCTTGCGTGCTAGTCCTTCCGCTTTCTTCACAACGTCCCTCATGTCGCTTTCATACAGTGGCAGCCTGTCACCAAGCCGCACAAGGGCCTGTAGGTATCCCTTCGGATCAGCGATGCCACTGCTAGACGAAGTCGTGTATTTACGACGTACTTCGTCTGCGTCTGGAACACCTCTCCAGATGTCTTCCACTTCTGCTGCTAGCCGACTCGCCTCCGCTGCAAATTTCGGCTGATTCTTTAGTTGATTGCTCAAGTTGATAATCCGCGATCCCATTGCTTGAATGCGATCGAAGATCTTGCCTTGCTGCATTACAACTGCATCAATGTCACTCTTGAGCCTGCTAGTCTTATCAAACATCCCTCGCCCTTGCGCCGCCTTCGCGCCGGGGCGGGAGAAGGGGGTCTTCACGGACGAGAGCATCGTGGACAGGGCGCGAACCGCGATCTGGATCTGCTCTGCAAAGTGCTCAACGTCCTGCACGTTCGTGCTGGCGTTGATCGTCTTGATGGCCGCCCCGACGTACTTGTCCATCGCGTCCTGGCGTCCCTTGACCTTGTCGCGCATGAACTTGTAGTTGCCGACCGCGTCCTGCGCGGTCTTCTTCGCTGCCGCGAGCTGCTGGCGATACTGCGGCGAGGTCGGGTCGGCTGGCGACGCCGTCAGAGCGCTTGCCGCGGCCCCAAGGCGGTCCATGATGCCAGCGCGGACCTTGTGACCATGCTTGGAAATGCTTGCCCCCATCTTCGCCTTCGCGTCGGGGCGCGCCGCCATGCCGAGCCGGGCAGCGATCTGCTTACGAGTGTTGCTCATGTCCCTCATCGTAGCGTTCCTCCTTGTAGTTCACGCATTCACGAAGCCCGGATCGGGGATCTCGCCGCGGTCCACGACCGCCTGGCGCGCACCGTTGTAGCGCTTGATCGCCGCGTAGTCCAACGTCCCGTTCGGGCGCGTCCATCCCTTGTCCAATGCCATCGCCGCCGGCACGGGGATCAACGCACATCGGCAATTGCTCACAATCACGCCGTCAGCGACTACGATGCCGCTGCTACTACGAAAGTCATACACATGCCCCGTCCACTCCGCATCGACCTCGACGTCAATGACCTCATCCGTCGCTACCGCGCCGGCGAGAGCATGAACCAGATCGCCAAATCGATCGGCATTTCTCGCCGCACAATCGAGTCGCGCTTGCTGGCGCGCGGCGTCCATCTCCGTTCGCAAAGCGAGTCCGAAGCGCTCAAATGGGCGCGGATCAAGCAAGACCCGGAGGCTGTCCGGCGGCAGTGCAGCGCCGCCTGGGCCGCTGCGCGTGGCCGCCGCCGCAGCATGGACGAGCTTGTGCGATGCGCCAAGAGTCGCGCCAGACGCTGCAGTCCCGACGAGTTGCCGCTGCTCGAGGCATTGCGCGGGCTCGGCGTTGAGGACATCGAACATCAGCACCCGTGCGGACCGTACAACGTCGATTTCGCCTTGCATGGCCACGGCATCGCCATGGAACACATGGCGGTCGGCCTGCGTGCCGACAGTCGTACGGGTTACAGCTTGCGCCGCGAGCGCGTCGAATACCTCCGCAGCACTGGCGGCCTTCAGGTCGTGGCGCTGGTGGTGTCCAAGTCGTTCCGGCGATGTCACGGCATCAAAGCCGCAGCGGAGCACCTTGTCGCCCATCTGGATGTCCTGCGCCGCAATCCACCCCCGGTCGGTCAGTATTGGGTGGTTGCTTGTCGCTGCGATAGCGCGACCCGACCGCGTGTAGAGGTGTACCAGCGCGCCGCGATATAGCGCTCGGTAGCCGATGTCGAACGCCCCGGCGACGGGTTGCCACGCCGGGAAGCAGTTGAAGCCGCAGGGCGGCGTCAGGCCCATGCGGTCGAAGTCCTCGATGGTGCCCACGTAGCCGTCCATCGCCCGGTGCGCCGGCCGCGTGCGGGGGTCCTTGGTCGCGCTGTATTGCACCAGCGGCACGAACGCCTGGACGCGCTCGTCGCGCAGGACCTCGGCCGCGCCCTCCGTGGTCGCCCGGTTCGTGTTGGTCCGCAGGACGGTCTCAAGGCGCGCCGTGGAGAGCTCCGTGCCCGTCAGGGCCTGCGTGGTCGTCACGAAGTCCCCGAGGTTCATGGACCGGATGAGCTTGCCCACCGTGCTCTTGCCGGGGCGCTCCTCAATCACCCGCGCCACTAGCTCTTGCGTCTGGCGGGTCTGCTCGGGGGTCATACCCGTCACGAAGAACGTGTCGTTCGTGATCCGCTTGACGGTGGTGATCCCCCCCTCCTGCGGGCGGCTCAAGACCCCGCGCAGGAGGCCGTCGAGGATGGGGCTGCGCTTGCGGAGGTCCACGAGGGCGTTCTGGCGCTCGTGGTCGCCGACCTCGCCAGCGCTTGCCCGTGCCGCCTTGACGAGGAGCTCCCAGTCCTTGCGGGAGATCGGGACGCGACGGCGGAACCACCCGGCGATGGGTTTCATCCACTTGGACCCGAACTCGGTCCGGACGGGCAAGGCGGCGAACTCCACGACGTCCCCGTCCTCGAGCATCCCCTCCACGGCCTCGTCGGGGACCTTGGCGCGGTCGATGGTGCCTCGAGCGCCTGCGAGCCAGGATGCCATGAGCAGGGCGGCCGTGACTTCGGCGAAGGCCTCCCATGCCTCGGCGTCGGGCTCCCCGCGCACCTGCGCGGCAAGGGCGCGGCGGTAGGTGGCCTGCGCCTCCTTGAGGGCACGCCGGAGGTGCTTGTCGAGGGTGTCGCGGGTCATCGCTTGCGCTTGCGGACGGCAGCGACCTTCGGGGCCTCGGGCGCGGGCTCCTCGCCCTCATCCGGCTCGTTGCCCTTGCCGAGGAGCGCCGCGAGGGGGTTGTCCGACGCGCCTGCGCCTTGGCCGCCGCCAAGGATGGCCTCGCCGTCCTCGGGCTCGGACAGGCCGAGCAGGTCGCGGACCTCGCGCTCGCTAACGCGCCCGCCGAGCTGCACAAAGGCCTGGATGGCCTCCATGCGCTCCTTGGCGTTGGGGCGCTCGGGAGCGAACTCGAAGCGGATGCCGCGGGCTTCCTCCTCGCTCGCGCCGAGCATGGTGGCGATGACCCGGACGAGGTCGGAGTTCACGCTCTCGGCGAGGGCGTCGGCGTGGTAGCGGATGACGCGGGAGAGGGTGTCGGCGTGCAGGTCGGCGACGCCTGACCCCATGCCCGTGCCGCCAGCCTCGCTCGAGAGGCTCTGCCCGAGGATGGCCTCCTTGAGCTTGGACGAAAGCCAGTTCACGAGCTCCATGAAGATCTGGGCCCGGCCGGCGTTGGCGTCCTTGATGTCGATGTCGTACATCGACTCGTTGGGCCCGATCCTCGGCAGCACGACCGAGTTGTCGTTCACGAGGTTCTGGAGGATCGTGAGCATCTCGCTCTTGGCGGCGTCGTTGCCGGCGGGGTAGTACCCGACCCGGATGCCGAGGGCGTAGCGCTCGATGTAGGCGGCGGCGTTCTGCAGGACCTCCTGCTTGAGCAGCCAGATGTACCAG